GCGTGGCCGAAGAGCTCGCTCTCGAGCAGCGCTTCCGGAATCGCACCGCAGTTGACGGCGACGAACGCCTTCGGTGCGCGTGGACTCTTGCGATGCACGGCGCGGGCGACGAGCTCTTTGCCGGTGCCGGACTCGCCCGTGATCAAGATCGTGCAAGTGGTGTCGGCGACGCGATCGATGACGCGGTAGACTTCGACCAGTGACTCCGAGAGGCCGACCACGCCGTGCATGCTCTCGGGCAACAGCGCCGGCTCGGCCGCTTCCGGCATCGGCTCGGCTTCGCTCGCGAGCGCGCCCTCGCCTTGATCGCCGTCCTCCAAGAGCTGCTCGGAGCTCATCACTCCCGAGGGTGATTCAGTCGCGCCGAAGGCGCTTTGCGCCATGGCTTGGCTTGCTCGTGAATCGTCGGCGGTGGCTTGGCGATCGTACATTGCTGGGGTCCTCCTCGAAGTCGAGCGCTGCCTTAAGCAATGGTCGGGCCAAAGCGTCAGAACTCGGGCACTCGAGCGTCGTCCGCTTGGCACTTCCGGACTTTTGGCTCCAGTTGAGGACTCGCCACAGAGGCCAACGAAGTCGAGTGGTTACATACGCGCACTTCGGCTCCGGGTCAGCCTCGCCCCACGCCAGAATGAGAATGTCAGCGGAACGGTTAAAATCGCAGCCTCCCAGGCTGCAAGTCGCTTCGGACCCCCCCGGGTACCAAGCGCCCCAGGGGCCTTCTCGCTGGCTTCGGAGCAAGTGAACGGAGCCCGTAACCGACCCTTGAGAAAAAAGATCGGGGGCTGAGCTCTTGGCATGGGGCGTGCTGAGGCCCTGGCGCGATGTCCGATCTGTTCAGCGCCGTTGGCTCTCTGCACTCCGCGCTCGACTACCACCTCGAGCGGCACACGGTGCTGTCGTCGAACGTCGCACACGTGGACACGCCGGGATACCACCCGCACGATCTGCGCCGGGTCGACAATGTCGACTTCAGCTCCGCGCTGAGCGTGGCGATGGATCGCACCAACGCGGCCCACTTTCAGACCCCCAACGCCGACGCCGCGGCCTTGGACGGTCGCATCTTCGAGGATCTGTCGGCGGGGGCCGGTAACGACGGGAACTACGTCTCGCTCGACCGCGAGGCGGCCAAGGTCGCGGCCAACCAACTTCGTTATGACGTCGTGTCTGCCGTCGTGTCCGCGGAGCTCAGCCAACTGCGCTTCGCCGCCACCGACGCCAAAGGAGGATGAGTAAATGCTGGGTGTTTTCAGTGCCTTGGAAGTCGCGGCGTCGGGCCTCTCGGCCGAGCGGGTGCGCATGAACACCATCGCCTCCAACCTGGCCAATGCCCGCACCACCCAGGTCGAGGGCGGGGGCCCCTACAAGCGCCTCGACCCAGTTTTTCAGGCCATTCCGCTCGATCGCGAGCAAGGCGTGGTCGGCGCCGACGCCGGCGTGTCGCTGGTCAAGGTCGCGAACATCCGCGCCGACGATCGGCCGGGTATGTTGGTGTACGAGCCCGGCCATCCCGACGCGAATCAGGCGGGATATGTCGAGTATCCGAACGTGAACGCGGTCGAAGAGATGGTCAACATGATCACCGCCTCACGCGCCTACGAAGCCGGCGTGACCTCGATTGAGAGCGTCAAGGCCATGGCCAAGAGCGCGATCGGTATCGGCCGCTGACCATGGCGCCGATCACCGCCACCCCGACTCTTCCGCTGGTCTTGCCGCAAGGCGAGGCCGGGGGGCCGGAACGCCGCAGAGCAGAGCAGCGGCGAATAGACGGGTGCGGGCCCGCCCCTGTGGTGGGGGCGCCAACCGGCGGGCCCGCACCCGCACACCCTCTACCGCCCCCTGGAGGACACCCGTGGACACCGCCGTACGGGCCTGGCTGCTCTCCCAGCTCGGCACCGCCACCGACCTCACCGACCTCACCGACCGCTACACGCGGCTCGGCACCGCCCGCAAGGTCGCCATCGAGGTCCTCAACGAGCGCCTCGCCAACCTCCGCGCCCAGGCGTCCACCGTCAACGTCTCCAGCGTCGTGTCCGTGTCCTTCACCGAGAACATCCGGGCGTACGAGCGGCAGATCGCCTCCCTCGAAGCCGGCGGCTCCCCAGCCCCCGACGAAACCCCCACCACCGGCGACAACGTCACCGTCCTCGGGACGTTCCAGCTCGTAGAGCGCAGGCGCCGATGACCACCCCCGTACGGCGCGGCCGGACCCTACGCGCCCGCCTCCTCGCCTACATCACCGACGCCGTCACCCGCCTCAGCCGCGCCTGGTTCATCCTCACCAACGCCCAGACCCGGCTGCTGAACGCGCTCGCCCTGATCCGGCCCGGCCGCGGCGCCACCAACCGCGTACGCGCCGCCGTCACCGTGTTCAACACCTCCCTCGCCGCGTTCACCCGCGCCGCCATGGCGTTCGCCGAACGCTGGGCCGCCAGCGACCTGCCCCTCATCTACCGCGAGGGCGCCTGGACGATGCTCGACAACGCAGGCCGCCCCAACGACCTGTTCACCTGGACCGCACGCCACCAAGCCGCCATCACCCAGACGTCCGCGCAGTACTACGCCGACCTGACCAGCCGCATCCAGGAAGCCCTGCGCCGCGCCCGCGTCTTCCTCCGCGCCGCCCAGGACGCCGCCCGCACCGCCGGCGCCGCACGCTTCGACACCGCCCGGCTCCTGCGCGAGCACCCCCTCGACACGGTCGTCTACGCCAACAACGCCCACCACCCCGTCGACGCATGGGCCCGATCCGCGATCACCTGGCAGGCCGTCACCACCGCCAACACCGCAGCCTGCCGCACCGCCCTCGACGAACTCGACGTCAGCTACGTCGAGGTCCGCGACGGGGCGGATTGCGGATGGACCTCCCACGACGACCCGGACCGCGCCAACCGCACCCTGCGCACCGTCCAGGACGCCCTGGCCCACCCCACCGCACACCCGCACTGCATCAGGGAGTTCCTGCCCCGCCTCGACCTGATCGGCCGCACCAACATCCCCTCCGGAGCCGCACTGTGACGCCCCCCGACGCACAGACAGTGCACCCCGGCCACGCCGTCCCCGACGAGGACCGCCGCCAGCGCATCTGCGCCTGGCTGAAGGCCAACGGCATCGACCCCAACGATGTCGTCGCCCGCCGCCCGATCTACGTCCTCGCCGTACCGAACGGCACCATCCAGGGCGGACTGCCCTGGCTCATCGACGTGATCGTGTTCCACCAGTTCTACCGGAACGCCGACGGTCTCCTGGAGCGGGACTTCATCGCCTGTGACGCCGTCATGTTCCAGCGGACTGTGCCCCTGCAAGTGCCCTTCCCGACCGACCCCACGACGGACGGAGAAGACCATGGCGAAGAGCAGGAAGTCCGGCCTGTCGAAGAAGACCAACGCCCGCCGGAACACCAAGGCGGGCCGCAAGAAGATGAGCAGCAAGCAGTTCGCGCTGCCGAAGCAGAAGAAGTACCGCATCGACGATCTGCCGCACGCCCGCAACGCACTGGCAAGGGTCGGACAACACGGAACCGCCGCGCAGAAGAAGGCCGTACGCCGGGCGGTCGTGGCGAAGTACCCCAGCCTGAAGAAGACCAGCACGAGGAAGTAGGTGGCCCATGAGCGAGCAGCCGATCGGGCCGATCCTCGACGGGCTCGGCACCACCCTCCACCTCGACGAAGGAGACCTCGTCGCATCCGCCTTGGTCATCGCGAAGGTGATCGACGCGGACGGTGATGTGTCGCTCGCTCTCGCCTCCAGCGAAGGCCTGTCCTGGATCGACCAGAACGGCCTCCTCACCTCCGCGCAGCTGATCGTCGGCCAGACAGAGATCAGAAGGAGCGGGGAACAGTGAAGAAGGCCCACACCGACTCACCGTCCCAGCCGCAGGCGCGCGGTGTGCGGATCGACGCGCAGCCCGGCCACGCCACCATCGCCCTCGACGGCAACGCCCTGCCCCCAGGCGCCGTCACCGGGTACGTCCTCGAGCACTCCATCGCCGAGGCGCTCCCCCTACTCATCCTGCACACCCGGCAGTCCGACGGCGTCGCCTTCGAGGGCCTCGCTCGTGTCGCGGTCGGCGTCCCGACCACGCCGGCCGACGTCATCACCGGCTTCCTCGCCGAGGTCGACCCCGTCCTCCTCGACCAGCAGGCGCTGAACCGGTCCGACTACGGCGGCGGCCCGGGCGCGACCGCGCGCGCCATGCTGGCCGTGCTCGCCGAGTGGGCGCGCGGCGGGAAAGGCGGCCCCTGATGGCACTCGACCTGTCCGGGATCACGAAGGTCGTCGAGGACCTCATCCCGTGGGACACCGTCCGTATCACGGCCCCAGCCCCCGGCCCGCCGGTCTTCGACGACACCACCGGCGAGTACGTGTGGCCGGAGGCCGAGATCCTCTACGAGGGCCGCGGCGCCGTCCAGACCGCGGGGACGGCGGCCGAGGTCGTGGCCATCCCGGGGGCGAACCTGCCGTGGGCGGCCGAGACCCGGTCGAAGTACCGCCTCCTCACCCCCATCGACGCGCCGATCGTGGAGAAGGACCAGCTGGTGTCGGTCGTCGCGATCCACCAGGGCGGCGACCTGGCGCTCCTTGGTCGGCAGTGGCGTGCCCAGGACCCTTCAGGTGCCGGAACCATGTCCGTCGTCCGGACCACCGCCCTGGACCAGGTGCAGCAGACACGGGAGGTGCCGTGATGGACCTCGAGGACCTCGCGCCCCGCCTGGAGCGGTGCGCCGACCGTGTCGGTCCGGAGACCAATCGGACGGTGCAGCAGCAGGCGCGGCTCTTGCGCGCGCTCATCACGGAGAACGCCTCCGGCCGCCCCGGCCCGAACGTCATCACCGGCGACTACCGCAGCTCCTGGAGGACCGAGCCCTTCGCCGTGCCGGACGGGGGAGGGGCAGAGGTCGGAACCGACCGGCCCCAGGGCCGCCGCCTCGAGTACGGCTTCTACGACATGACCGACAGCCTCGGCCGGCACTACTTTCAGGTGCCCCGGCCGCACGTCGAGCCCGCGGTGAACGAGCTGTCGCCCGAGTACAAGCAGGCGTTCGGTGACGCCCTGGACCGCATCTTCGGGGGCCCCTGATGATCGACCGACGGCCCGTCACCGCCGCCCTGCGCAGCCTCCTCGCCACCCTCACCGGTAAGCCCGTCGGCCTGCGCACCGTGCCGATCAACCCGGACACCGGCCAGCCCTACCCGCCGCCGTACACGCTGCTGTACCCGCTCGACCAGGACGACGACGACAACACCCTCGCCGACAACAACAAGGCCGTCGTCGCCACCTACCAGGCCACGTTCGTATCCGGCCCCACCCCGGGCAAGCCGGACAGCCGCGGCACCGACGAACAGGCCCAGTGGCTCGCCGACAAGGGACGCCGCGTCGTCCAGCGGGCGGCCGACGGCGGGCCCGGCTATCTGCACCCGCTGACCATCCCCGGGGTGAACTGCTGGTACCGGGAGGCGCGGGAGGCCGGGGGAACACCTGACGCGAACGATGCAATCATCACCAGTGTGATCCGTTACCGGCTGCACCTGGAGGAAGTTCCGGGGTAGGCCAACCGCCCGGCACCGGGCGGAAGTACGACCGCACCGCGGCGGGACCCCACGCGGACGACACCAGAAGGTGTCCGCCACACCACCACGTGTAGCAGGGGCCCCCACGCTCGGCCCCTATCCGCAAAAGGGGCCACCACCATGCGGTTCAACCGGAAGACCCTCACCCGCATCATGTTCCTGCCGACCGTCGC